TTCATACCAGTTACGGGCAACCAAATCGTCACGCTTAACAAAAGGGCCACCCTGCGCGTTAACATATTCATCCCACCATCCGTGATCTGCCGCATCATGAACTGTGCCAAATTCGATACTCAAGCCATGAGCGGTTTCACTGTCTTTCATTTTGCGAAGTTCACGGAATACAGTCACCGGCGCACCACCGATAAACTGAAACTGACGGATGTGCCAACGTGCAGCCCAGGCCGAAACAGCTGGTGCAGTCTCTTTAAGCTCTTTACCGCTTTCATCATCCAGTTCGCCATCAAGAGCGTAACCGTCGATATTCTTGGAAATATACTTAGCTATATAACCTGTGGCGCTGCCTTTATCCGGATCGATGGCCTCAGCATGGAATCGTGCCTTTCGGGCTTTGTCAGTGGTCAGCTCGCTGCTGTCTTCCTGATAGGCGTAATCACGCAGAATCTGACCGACCCTTTCCACATTCTCAGGAAGCATGAACATCAGCATGTGCCAGTGCGGCGTTGCGTCATGGTGAGGCTCAGCAACACGAATGCCAAAAATGCGAATGTCTTCGCGATGAAGTTTCGCGCGTACTTTCTGCCAGACGTTACAGAGATACCGTTGCGTATCAGCGGGGCTGGCTCCGTTCCATTTGCGGTTACGGTGACCGGTTTTGATTGTTGCGTGATAGCGGGATGGGGCGGTCACAGTATAAAACTCGCCTACGTAACCCATATCATTACAGATTTTCTCAAAGCCGCTGATGCGATTCATCAGCTCACCACGGCGAATAGACGGATTTGCCACGCTGCCGTCGAATTTTTCGATCAGGCTTATACGCTCCCCGGTTTCCTCGTTTTCCAAATCCAGTCCCTTTAGAAATTCGCGAGTGCGACGCTTCTGCTCACGCCATTCGATAACCGTCATGCTGCTGGCGTAAGGGGTGTGTTTTTTGCTGACGTTAGCAAGGGCGATCTGAAGATGTTCGCGCCATGATGCAGCTATACGGCGCAGGCGACCTTTCCACCATTTTTCCGTCTGCATACGCATAATGGCCGGTGTCACTTCTTCGGGATCAAACAGGCGAGAGGTTACTTTCTCCCAAAGGGGCGGTGTTTGTTTTAATTCACGCGTGATGCCAGCCGCCATCATGTAGATGCGGTGTGTGTATTTATAGTCTGACTCGTCAACGTACTGACCATGTGCCTGGACCATTTCTGACAAAATAAAACTGGCTACATCACCCGCCAGCAGTTCAACATCGGCGCGGGCCATTTCCGGCAGGCGGTTAAATCTTCTCATCAGTTCCCAAAGCGTACCGGCAGCAGTTGCTGCCCTACTGTTATTTCCGGCGTTATCAGTCAACATCGTAAAGCTCCCTTTAGTCATTTCACCCAGACGATACTGTGCGTTTACAAGCTCAAGGCGTGGCAATGTCCGCTCTACGAAAGTTTTCGTTAAGTAGGCATTGGCTCGCTGAACTCCGCTTTCTCTTTCCAGTTCGGCAAGGCGGCGATTAACGTCGATACGGACAAGCGCGGGCTGACCTTCCAGTAATTCGCGCGCATGCGAAACAGCCGCAATCAGCTGATCGCGGCGGTGGATTTGGTCATATGTGAGGTAGGGGCTGGCGATGGCCTCCCGTGGAGCGTTCCACGGGTAGGCAAATTCCTGCGTCATGCGCATGCACCATTGATTATGCCAGGATACACGGCAGGGTTTGCATGCTTAACAGCGGTGCCACATTCACGGCTAACACAGATTAGTTCTTCAGCTTTTTTGCCTTTTCCAGCCGCAACGCCAATGCTGCGCGGGGCAGTGATCTGATGAAGGTCAAACTGACGGTACAAGCTTTTAACGAGCCTGGTGTTGCTGTTCGATGCTATGACCGGGTGACGGTTGGCGACATCACACAGAACGGATGCCAGCTCATACTGCTTATCTTTACCAAAGCCGCCGGAGTGATATTCAGCAAAAGTTTCATCGTATGGAGGATCGCAATAAACCACATCGCCATTTTTAAGCATGTTCAACGTTTCAGTAAAATCAGCACATATGAACGTTGCCCGTTTTGCTTTTTCTGCAAAGGCTTTGATTTCTTCCAGGGGGAAATAAGGATCGGTGTAATAACCATAAGGGATATTGAAATTACCCTTCTGGTTATAGCGACACATTCCGCGATGACCATGCCTATTCAGATAAAGAAATTGGGCGGCACGCTCTAACAGCGGAAGACCGAGATGATGATTAAACATCTCACGAATTTTGTAGTAACTTTCCTCAGACTGATTTTCAGAAAAAGCACGGAGGGCCACGATAATGAACTGCTGCGGAAAATCCTTAATCTGGCGATAAAGGTTAATTAAATCCGGGTTTACGTCCGCCACCAGATAAGCCGGATATTCAGTATTCATCATCACCGCGCACGAACCCGCGAAAGGTTCCACCAGGCGATCACCCGCTGGCAGATGCTTATTGATTTCATGCATTATGCGGGACTTGCTGCCCGCCCACTTCAAAACGGTTCCATTCATTGATTGGCCTCATTGTGTTTTCTGTTTTCATATTCCTGCTTTTTTCGTTCGCGCAGGGATGACAAATCTTGAGCAGCAGCAGTACAAAGGGGTAACAGGCGGTTAAATAATTCAGCCATCTCACCCACATTATTTATGTCACCGCGATGTACGGAAATCCCGATGCAGTCACTGATCAGATCGCGGGCAAGTAAAATCTCAGATTCATAAATCGCCAATACTTCCGGCACCTGAATTCGGTTTGCATCAACCTGCCGCCATGCCAGACGCTCTAACGCGAGCGCTCCAGTTGGCGCAACTGAGATAACATGAGAGCTATTAATTTTGATTCCCATCATCAGCACCCCTTGTAATGGGCGCTTTTAAGCTCAGTGATTTCCTGACAAGTGACGCAACGCTCAACGCCCTGGATTGCGCGACGGCGCGCTTCAGATATTTCCTCACCGCATTCCAGACAGAAAAACTCGCTAACTCTGACGGGACGGTGGATTGCGTTGGCAACGTTGCGGGCTAGCTCTTCCTCTACGCGTGCCTGAACGATATCCATAGAATCAGCCATTAGTGCAGCTCCTGTGATTCATGCTCAAAACGCTGCGCTTCCTGACGTAATAATTCAGCAACTTCTTTATGACTCATTTCTTTGCGTGTAATAACAATTGCCAGCGCCTCAAGGCGAATTGATACAGCCAGCGCTTTGTCTTTTCTTTCTTCGGTGCGCGCCTGAGTCAGCAACTGATTCAGATGCAAATCATTAGCTGATGGGGTTACTTCTGAATTATTCATTGTGTTTCTCCAGATTTATGGCAAAGGAATGCCCGGCGGGTTTACGCCTTGAATTTCGATTAATTACTTAGTTAGGCAGTGAAAGCTTCTTAGGAAATAAACTCACGACTGCACGAAAGTGGTTCATTGCACCTATTAGCGCGTACTTTTCATCACTCGTCAGTTCATCAAAGTCACATTCATGACGCGTTGAATTAATGTTTGCCAGGAAGAATATTGCGGCCAATGCACGCTTATTCTTTTCAAAATACCCATCGCGCTTATCGCGCATATCTATCATGAACCGCTTAAGCTCGTCTCCGCAGCTTTCACCTAAAACTTTTGTACGTATATTCGCAATGTGGCTTAAGCCTTTAACGCGCTCTCCAGCCGTCATTGGGACAATAGCTTGTTCAGCATTAATAGCCATTTGTTCTTACTCCCTTGGGACGTTAAACCTGTCAGCAATTCCGCCTGAGAATTTGCCGGATGCCAGCGCCTGCCCTTCTCACCCATAATCCAGCCATTCCCGAATGATGGAGAGGGATTCTGACGCTTCAAAAGAGGTGCCACAGAAAAAGCCATAGTTACCTCAGCTCAGCCCGATTGATGCAGTGATACCGCTCACCGCGTCTACGGTGGATGACAACGTGGGATTACTATGTATGCGCGCCTGTACCGCAAGAGCAGCCAAAGATAGGTAGCGAACACCGGAATTAATGCTGGTAACCAGAGCACTTCTGCCGCCTGCCGTCATTCGATCACCGGACACTGCGAATGCTGCTAGCTGACCAACTTCAGCAGTTGCTTTAAGCGCATAGACATCCAGT